TAAATAGGTTTCGTGAAAGATAAATGTTGGCGCGTCGCTGTTAATTGTCGGGCCAAAATAAGTGCCGGACAAATCCGTGCCGATCTTTTGCCATTCAAACGTCCCGGCTGCGACAAGATTGGCTTGCACGTTTCGTGTTCCAGCCGTCGAGTTTGCGTAAATCAACCCATCATAGATTCCGTCAGGATGATGATGCACCAGCCCGTATGTGACTAGGAGCGGTTTTGCCGGGTCGTCCGGTTGCCACTCAACTTCCAGCAGCCAGCATACGTCGTATAATGCTTCATCGTCACATGCTTGAGGTTTGATTGTGAAATAGAATTCTCCTCCGACGCCGCTGGTGATGGTTTCGTTTGCCGTGTATTTGGCATAGTAAGCACTAGCAGGGTCGCCGACGCTCATTGAGCCGCCAGCCGCAAATCCGCTGTCGATGAAATCCTGCATGACCGAATTCGGTAGAAGCTCAACCTCGTAGTCGTCGCCTTCNGACGTNTAGCTAATCCACACNGAATCGGGGTTTGGCGGCGTCAAGCTGGATGGGAAATTGTAGGTCACATCATACTCATCCCAAGTTTGATTTGGGTAAGGCGTCAGTTCGAGTGACCAATTAACAGAGGGAATGCAACCAGTAGGAACACCACATGCCTGACTACAGCATTGAAGTCTCGGCAGGCTCATAATGTCGGCTCGTCTGTCTCCTGTCTGCTCGGCAGGATTGCGTATTTCGTCACGTCGTCCACGCAGACGGCGTATTCACGCAGGCGCAACGCATCGGCCACGCTGGCGTTAATGTCGGCNCGCTGGAACTGNCGCACGTAGGCAATNGTGTTCTCGTCGTCGTCGTTGTAGGTGGGTAAAGCGTAAGCAACCTTNGTGTCAATCACGGCGATNAAATAGAAGATGCTGGCCGGGCCTGCGCCAGGATCGGGCGTCATTGAGATTCCCGCGCTGATCGGTTCGCCCAGANCGAAATCATCCCANCCGTCCGTCNTNGGATCGGTGCTGTGCCAGACCTCGGCATGAGTCACGCCCAAATTGTCGAACACAACCTCGATATAGACATAATAAATCTCGTTCTCTGGGACTTCAATTTCAGACGTTGCAAGGTTTGGCGCGTTGGCGGCGGTAAAGGCGTCGTCAGGATATGGGCATTCGTCGGTGTTCGCTGCTGGCACCAAATTGGCGTAGCCGGCAGACACGAAGAATTTGCGCCACGATCCGGTGCCGGTCGGGTCTGGTGCGCCCCATGCTGTCCGCTCGGTTTTGGAGAGGGAATAGACCTTGAACGGGTAGCGGCCAACCCGCGCTGCTCCAGCCCGCGCCAATTGGGTAGCTGTAAAAGTAGCGTCGTCTCCGTTAGAATTTCCGGCACTACTTTCGCAGCAAACGCGGAAGTGGTAGGTTTGGCCAGGTTCAAGCGCGTCTATTAGCGAACCAACAGGTAGTTCAACGGTTAAAANTTCCCAGAACCGCAGCCCGTTAGGTAATTGAATGCGGGCTGTTTCGTGGCCGTAACCGTCGGTCAATCCGTATTGAAACCAGACGGTGGTGACAAGGTTTCCGCCGTCAACGGTTGCGTTAAGAATTGCGCTTGTTTGCGTTATTTCAGTTGCCGGTTGAGTTATGGCGAACGGCTCGTAATCGTCGTCCCCTTGGCGTCGAACTGGGCCGGGGCAATTGATGTCTGACCTCTGAAATTGACGGATGTCTAATCGGTTCACTTCGGAGTCGTCATCGTATGCTTCTCCACCGTCGAGTTCAGCAGCGGCAGCAGTCAACCATGCGGCGTGCGCGTCAATGACGGCCACAAGGAAATACACGACGCCGGGCTGCGTTGGCTCAGTCATTGCCANAGCCATGTCAGTCCCTCGGCTGGAGTCGTTACCGCCTGGGCCTCCGTAAAAATACCGAAACGAGAGCCAGCCGTGTGCGGTGCGTGGATCGGCTGAATGGAGCAACTCGGCAGAAATACAGCTCTCCCCCTTCGGCATCCAATCTTGATCGCCAGCATTTGGAATGCGGTCAAAAGTAGCGCGAATGTAAATGTAATACATCGAAATCGTTANGGGNTCGGTTTGCTCTGGGATTTCGATTTCGCACAAGGACAATACCCCTCCAGTCAGCATATCGCCAAANTCACGATCCGGTTCATCTGGGTAAGGGTTGGGAGTTACATTTGGAACGACCGCACTTCCTGCCTCACCATGAATCCGAAACAAATTTACGTAGCCTTCGCGCACAAACACCCNACGCCACGAGTGCGATCCAATCGACAATTGCGGCCCAGCATTTGTTGCAAGTTCGCTCCGCATTCCATCGGAAATTGTAAAGACCTCAAGAGGATAACCCGTTTCTAAGATTTTGGTTGTCTTAGTTTTGGAAGTCAATTCCGCGTGCCATCCGGTTGTTCCTTCAACAATGCGAATGTCTTTAGAGCTGCGCGGCGTGCGCTCGACCATGTTCCGAAAAATCTGACGGAACAAATTAGCTAAGTTCCCAACGGCTGACGGAATTTTGAAGAGCGGCGTCATCTTATGTTATGTCGGCGGCCGCGTAATAGAGTTCCGCAAATTCGTCTGTGAACTGATATTCAATTGACCATTGCTGCCGCTGTCCGTAGGTAACAGAGTTGGCCGGATACTTTTGAAGCCACCAGCCAGTAGGCATTTCGTATTGGGCTGGAATACCTTCCCACTGTTTTAGCTCGGTTGTTGTAAATATTTTTCCCACGTTGTAATAGAGGATGGGATAATAAGACGAGACCGGCAGAGTAATGGTTTTGCGAAACGTGACGCCATGATTAAGGAACGAATCTTTGNTGGCGAGCCGGTCGTCGAAGAATTGCAAGCAATCGGCTGCATCGCCAAGCCCTGCAAGGTCGGCAATTTCACTAACCCTTCCCGTAGCGTTGGAATAGTCTGAGGCGTAAGATTTTGTAGGTTTTTCTTCAAGCTCTTTGATAAGATTCAAAATCATTGATGCCTTCTTTGCGCTAATTTTTGTAATGAACACCGGCGACAAGCGCGAATCTTGCGTCATGTCTTGCCCGATCAATTCAATGACATGCGTAGTTGTTTCATCAGCCATTGTGCCGGTCAATGACCAGCGCGTGTTGTCGTCAATCGGCGACATCTCTAGCGAGTCATAGTAGCCGCTGGCCTTGAGTGATGCGAACTCCGCCGCGCACGCATCGTAAGCGTCAAGCGCACTGCCGCCGGTCACGCCAGAGAACACGCGACGATACATGCGCGTTTCACCCGTGGATTTGTTGTAGCTGCGCGATTCAAATACGGTGGGCGATGAAGTGCTGCCCCTGACGATGGCATAGTTTGGCATAAAATTTACTCAAATACTGTGGCTATATCAGCGCGTGGAACCGGATCGGCATCTCGCATGTTCTTAATTGTTTGAGTCAATTCTTTCAATGCGTTGGTGTTCTGTTGCGTGTTATAAATCATCGGGTTATAGGCTTGAACTCCGACGCCCAGATTGGCCTTAGCTGCTGAGTCAATGGAAATTGGGCCGATGCCGCGAGTCGTCTGGGAATCAAGTCCGGCTGCAATGCCGACGGCTTCCTTTTGCAGTTTGATGGATTCAAGGTCTCCTTTGGTCGTGCCTTTGGCGTTCTCGACTTTAGCCTGTTCTATTAGATCAAGAATTTCCTGCCGCTTTGCAATGTTCTGGTCAAGCGGGTCAAGCTGGGCAACGAGAGCGTTTTGAATTACCTTGTCAAGATCGGCTTGTGCATTTGCGACTTTGATGGGTCGCTCGTTAACAGGATATAGTTTCTCGGTTGATTTTTCTTCCGTGCCGGTCATCCCAATGCCTCCGCCAACGTCGTATTTGTTTTTTTTGTCCGTGCCTTTTATTGCTCCGCCAACCACAGCGGTGAGTAATTCTGTGCCTAGATATTGTGGCCCAGCGGCAATAGTCGCCCCCAATGAGGTCCTTGAATTTATAGCTTTCTGCGCTGCTTTTACGAGTTCTGACATCACGCCGGCAATCGGTTCGGAGGCGATGGAATGCCAACTGTTTTTCATTCGCTCAAAAGCCTTGTCCGCCTTGTCAATTTCGTTTTTCGACTCTTCGCTGATAAGCGGAATGGCTCGGCCTTCTCCAAGTTCTTTCAACCCCTGAATAAACTTGCCGCCGCTTTTGCCAAATAGCTCCTGCATGTCTGACATCATGGCGGGGTTCACATTCATGTCCTTCATGGCAACTCCAATTTTCTTCATCAGATCGAAGTTGGTGACGCTGGCATTGTTTAGGTCGTCCATTGAAACGCCGTATCTATTAAAAGCAGCAAGCTTGTCGTCATCCCCAACAAACGCGCTCTTTCGCGCCGAAGCCATTTTCATTAAAGCTGCTTCTGCGTCACCGGCTTCCAGCCCGAACATTTTGAACGCCTGAATCAATCGCTGCGTTTCTTCAAACGTCGTGTTCTGACGGTCGGCAAAATCGTCAATGGCAAGAGCCGCCTTGGCCACGTCCAGAATCAGAGTCTTGAAAGCCTGAATTGAAACGTAGCTAGCCGCCAATGATTTCAGATCGCCGGAAATCTTGCCGGTCAAGCGGTTCATCGTTTTGCCAACGCGCCCCGCCGCCCGCTCAAATCCGGTTGAGTCGCCGTCAATTACGATCTTTGTTCCGAGCGTGCTCATTGTGTTCCTTTCGCCATCGCTGCTCGGATCGCGTCTATGTCAGGGTTGGCCGTCAATTCCTGGAGCCGTGCGTTCTCCTCGCGCCACTCGGCTGCGGACTTCACCGTGATGCCCCCTTGCCGCTCCGCATTGGCCGCTAGGAGGTGCCGGCCTAGCAGATAGGGGAAGTTGACCGCCTCGGAAAAACTCATGCTTAAATCGGCCATAAAAGCGGACAGGTAAATGAATTCACCGGGACTGCCGACCGGGCCGGAATCATCGCGCTGTTGTTTGGGCAAACACATTGGAATGAGGTCGTCTGATTCCGCGCCAAATCCGCCGGCTGTAAGGTAGTTGGAAAACCTTTTGACGCCGGCGAAGAAATCAAACGTGACGTTGGCTCGCCGGCGCAAGAGCCGCTTTGGCCCGCGTGCAAGCTCTTTGCCCCATGCTTCAAGCTCACGGGCCATCTTATCATCGAGCCGAATTTTACAGCCATCCTCATACGTTCCTGAGCAAATCAGCACGGAGAAGAAAAGGTCGCTGGCCTTAATTTCTTCGCCCGTGACAAACGCGGATTCAAACCGGCGCAACAACATCAAATGACCAGCGGAAAGCGGAAGCAACTCCAGCTTGCAACAGACCACCGGCGCAGGCACGGCGGCAATAAGCCATGCCGATTCGTTCATCTGTTAGCTGGTGATAAGGGTCATGGCGGCTGGACGGTTTTCAAGCTCAAGAGTCACCTGAGCATATCCGTCAACCTCGGCAGATTTTTCGCTGCTGACAACGTAGTAGGTTCCGGCAACCTGAGCGTCGGTAGAGCAGGTTACAACCACGGTTGAACCTTCGCTGGGAGCTAAAAACTGCGCGTAAGTTCCGGCCTTAGTGGTCGCCAAAACTTTGCCGGTCACACTAAGCGAATCGTGAGGATCAGAAAAAACCTCGTTCACCGTGAGACCGTCAAACGATTTCGCGCTGGTGCGCGTTTTAGCCTTGGCCGCGTTGAATTTGACCGACTGAATCAGCATCGTGCCGAGACCGTCTGCCGTGTAATTCCCAACCGTTCCCGCGCCGATGGCGGCAATGGAAAGGTCAGCGTTCAGCGACCAATAAAGTGCGGTTGATCCTCTTTGAATTTCTGTGTCAGCCATAAATTTGTTTTCCTAATGTTGGTGATAAGGTGTGCTTATCGTGGTTTGTTGTCAATTTGTTTTGTTGAGTGCCGCCTGCAATTTCTTGTTTGCGTAGGCCCGCCAATCGTTTTGCATTTCGAGCATCCCCTTTTGCATGGCTGCGTCCATCTTGGCCTGCCCTGCCGGTTGCACGGTTTGCGTTTTTGTTCCCTTCTCCGTTTTGTAAGTCCACGCGGCAAACAAAATGCAGCGCGTCACCAGTCCAATGCCGAGCGAACGTGCCGGTTTTCCGTAGCTGTAATCATCCTTGAATTTGCTATTTCGCTGCGGCTTCCCGATGTATTTAGCAATGTCATTCATGCCCTTCACGAAACGGGATTTCAGGAAATAGAGATGAGAGACGCGACGGCCAACTAGCGTTTTCGCCGCTTGTGAAACGCTGCCGCCGAAACTCAAATCAAGGCCGGAAATGCTCCCGTGTTTGTTGACGTAGCTACCGACGATGATGTTGCGAGCCTGTCCGCCGTGGTTTTTTATGTGGCGCGGCTTCTTAAATGACCCGCCCTTCTTGTTGAAAATCTCGCGGGTGCCGTTAGTTGTCAGCATCGCCTCAATCTTTGCCCGGTCGCCAACCGGACACGCCGCAAACGCGGACTTCGCGCAACGCAAAGCCATGTCGTTAATCACAACATCCTTTGCACGATGACTGCGAGCGGTTCGAGCCTTGAAATCACGGTTGAATTCTCGAAGGTCAAATTTGACGAGCGGCGCAATCATCGGTCGGTCTCCGTTGCGTCGAGTAAAATAAAAGTGGTGCGCGTCACCCAGGAATTGCCAATCATGTCCTGCTGCGCTCCACCAAGCTTCCAGCCAGCCACGCTGAAATCGGCCTGCGTTGCGTCTAACAGGTTAGTCAACCCCAATACGTTTAGCATGTCGCGCACCGCTTTGACCCGGCCCGTGTGAACCGCCCGCAAATCAACTGCGGCACCAGATGAATCAGCACGCCCGGCGGCGTCCGTTACAACCTTGACTTCAACTTCGGCGTCCCAATGACCGCTGCGTTGCAGCCCGTCAACATCCGTCGGTGAGATAGCCTTGCAAACTACGCAAACGTGATCCGTCGCAAGGTCGTCATACACCAGCGACACAAGCACCGGCACCGGGCCAGCGGTCAATGCTGCGTCCACGCTGCCGGCAATGACGCTGCGAAACGCTTCCTCAATCTTCGATTCAAGAATTAGTTCAGCCATATCATTTAGGATTTGCACCGTTCGCTAGCAGCATCGTTACCAACGGATTCTCCGCGCTGGCCCGCACCGTGCCGACGATGTAGTTGACGCCGGCCACGGTGACGTTGCGACCTTGCACCGGAGCCGTAGCTAGGTCGTCGGCAAGATAGTTCACGCTGGCCGAGTATTCGCTGAACAAGCCACCGTCCGACGGCGTGCTGCCCTTGGTGATGCGATTAAACACGCACGGCACCGCGGTGCCTGCGTAGGTGAACGACTGGCTTCCGCTTGTCGTGATCGTCTCACGAAATGCGGCGATAAAATCGGCAAAAATTGCTGCGGCCATAATTAAAAACCCCGCCCCCGGTTTCCCAGAGGCGGGGATGAAACAACACGAACCAAAACTTGTTAACCGATGATGCCGGCCACGTGCTCACTTTTTACACAGCTCACCCCCCATGCACAGGCGATCTCGAAATGCACCATGCGGAAGCCGGGATACATTGCGAGTTCAAACGAGATTCCGCTGCGAGGGTCGGTGATGGTCGCACGATCAATCGCGAGGTCATTCGGGACGCTGGCCGGAAGGCGAGTCGAGAGGACGATGGCGTTGCGGCTGAAGGCCACGTTGCGGGCCGAGGTGCCAAAGACGGTGATGGCCGCGTTGTCGGCAACCGCAGCCTGAAGGCCGGGAGCGTTGATAACAATCGTGCCGCTGGCCGAGGTCGAGCCGGTCGCAACCACATATTTCTGCGCTCCACCAGTCGTTCCGGTGATGCTCAGAATGTCGCCGGCAACAATGCCGGTGGTGTTGACGGTGCCGGTGTCGAACGTAATGGTGGTGTCGCCAACCGCGCCCGCGCCGTTGAACAACG